GATTATGCTCCTGCGGTGTCCCGCGTCAACTTCCTGAGATAGCTAGTGTCAGGAATCTATGCAAATTGTATGTAGGGCGAACCCTTACCTTAAATATAGACTTGTTATATACAAGGTGCAATAAAAAAGCCCACGTTAGGTATAGAACTTATTACCCTTAGCGACATTCATAGCATGTGGAATTATTTGTAGGTTTTCTGGTACATGTAGTCCACAAACATTCGATCCTTGTAAGGGTATAACATGGTCAACTACATAACGTACCCCTGTTTCTTTAGTCCACCTAGCACAGCGCTCATATATCGCCCGTATAGCCTGTCTATCTTCTAATGTTTGCCATACCGGGGTAGCCGCCCTAAGTCGTCTCCGTCTAATATTGGTGTATATCCGCCGTTGCTCTTTATTGTTAGCTATCCATCTACGTTTAGCCTCCCGTTGTTTGTCTATATCCCTAAGTTTAGCTTTGGCCTTCACTAAATCCTTATTGCGTTCGTAATACCTACGTCCTGCTGCTTTAGCTGCATCGGATTTAGGTAGTTCTTTACGGCGTTCGTTCTGCGCCTGCCATTCAACTTTACGGCACTCTGTGCATATACCTTTGACTAAACGCGGGGCTATATGCCCGTGTTTGCACGGCTTCCCAGTGAAATAATGCGTTGCGCCAACGGTTTTGGCTTCAGCGCGTGTTTTTGGTAACTCTGCTAAATTCATACAATTACTCCGTGTAGTAGAAATGATACGGGTAATGGTAATACAGGTAATTATTGGTTGTCAAATAGGCAATAAAAAAGCCACCCGAAGGTGGCTTGATTTGACTGGAGCCCTTATGCGCCGGGGCTTCCGTACACGCTCAGTGGGTCAGAGACGCCAAATGAGTAACGCTCACGCGCTTTGTAACGGCTGTTTCCAGTGTCAAAGTCTGCGTCCATGCTAGTAGACATTGGTGAACGGACGAAGTGCTTCATACCGTTAGGAATGTCAGTAGTCAGGAACCAAGCGTTGGTGTCTGTCAGGTAGTGGTTGATCGCGTAGCCGCCCGGAATTGAACCATTGTTACGCATAGCGTTCAGGTCGTTATCCGCTGTACCTACACGGCCTTCTGTTTCGAGCAAGCGAGTTGCTACGAACTGGAGGGCAGGTGGGATAATCAGCTTCTTAGGCATTGCAGCAATCAACAGACCGCGTTCGTCAGTCCACTGGCTGATAGCAATAACGGCAGCTTCAAGAGAAGTTTCGTTAAGGTCAGCAGCTACTGTTGGGCGGTTAGAGTTAGTGCCACCAGAAACTAGTGGGTGCGCTGTTGAACACAGAGAAACACCGTCACCGTAAGTGGTGCCAGCATCAAACGCGTTGTTCAGGATAGACGCAGCCTTAACCTGTTTGGTGTAAGCCATACCACGAGCCAGCGCTTTAGTGTAACGAGCAGACAGTGAGTCATACAGGTTATCTTCGATAGCTTCCTCAGTGATAGAGAAGCCCATCGCGATGGTTTCGTGAGTGTAGCGTGCAGTCCAAGCTTCCTGTGCTGAATCGTAGCTGATAGCAGAACCTTCAGCTTTTACAGGTGCTGAACCGAAGCCAGACAGTTTAGTTTCTTCTTCGAAAGAACGGTCAGAGGTTTCCTGTTCGAAAATCTCTTTGTGCTCTTCTGCGTACTTCTTGTACTCAAGGCCAAACAGAGCGTTAAGCCCCGGTAGGAGTTCCTTGAGGAGTTGCGAGCGTGAAATAGCCATATCAATTCACTCCTTAGACGCCAGTTGTTGTAGTCATCAGGTGAGCACCCGGTGTGAACTTAACGAGCACATCGTTTGCACCTGCATCAGCAGCTAGACCTACTACGCGAAGACCAGCAACTGTAGTAACTACAGTACCGTCAAAAGCGTTAGTAGAGTTACCAGTAGCTGTGCTACCAGCCTGCGCGCCAGTTGCGAAAGTATTAGCACCTACCATCGCCTGAGTCGCAGCTTCATCCAACTGAGCTTGGAATACCACGTTAGGGTCATCAACAACCTTACAAGTAATAGTACCTGTAGTGCTTGCTGGGAAGTACTGCGAGTGGATCAACTGACCCTGCGCGTTAATGTACTCACAACCCATAAATACGCCAATAGCGCCAATGCTAGCACCACCAAAGTTATTGGTAGTAATGTCAGCACCAGTACCGCTAGCTAGTTCGATAGTACCGTCAGCCGCTAGGGTAACGATAGAACCATTGAAAATGTCAGATGCGTAACCAGACGCGATTGGGTACTCGTTAGTAGCACCTGCGTATGGTAGGCCATCGACACGCTTAACAGGTTTTAGTCCGTAAGCCATGAGGATTCTCCAAAATTATGAACCATTGCCAAAAGTTACCTTCGTCTTGCGCTCATTAAATAGCGGCATACGAGGGTCGTTTTCTCGCATAAAACTATTATCGACTGACTGCATTTGTGAACGTGTCTGCTGCGAGTAGTAGTCGTTACGTTCTTCAACCAGTTCGATGGGGGTTTTACAAAGCATCAACCCACCAATCACAATGTTATCTTTAAAGCGCTCGTTTTCCACGGTAAGCATTGTGATTTCTGGATGGTCTTCTGCCTTAACAGGTTCCCAACCTTCGCGTAATTTTGAGGAAACGTTAGACGCATCCGCTTGCCCTTGAGTACTTACACGGACCCAGTGGAACTCATAACCCTCTTCTGGGTTAGGACTCGGTAGCGTCTCAGGACGTGCCCAAGAGCGTTTGCGAGTAGTAGTTTCACGTGTCTGTTGCTCACGCTTCGTGCGGTTAATCGTATTGTCAGCCATTAGCCTTTCCTCAACATTGCAGCCTGTTCGGCGTAGTCTTTTAGAGAGATTCCCAAACGCTTAGCGATTGCGACCTGTGATTGCGTAAGTTTCACCTTCTTAGGTGCCGTGCTCCGCGTAGCGGGTGCTACCACATTTGCAGCGCGTTTCGTTGGTTTTACCTCTTCGGTGTAGTCTTCTTCCTCTGATACCTCAAAGTTGTCTGGAAACACCGATCGCATACGAGAATCAATAGTCTCGTAGTAATCATCACTAGTAGGGTCAACGCCCTGCTTCACTAGCTTGTTGTGTAAGCCCAAAGCATAAGCAGTCATTTCATCGTCTGTACCAAACCAAGTGTTTTGTTCGGCCCAAGATGTTGCGCGCTCGTCACGTTGGACGGGTGCTGCTTGCTGCTGTGGAGCTTCACTTACATTACGTTGTAGATCACTATCTCCCTCTTGTAAAGGAGGTAGTTTGAAGTTTTCTAGCTTGTCTGCCTTAATTTTAGCATTTGTAAGCGCTTCTTGTGCAGCTAATACCGCTTCGGAGTCACCTGACTCGTAGGCGTTCTTATAGCTACGTTTAGCTGCTTCCATCTCTGCTGCTGCATTACGCTTAGCCTGATCCAACAACATCGTACGACTTTTGTTGTTGTCACCCTTAAGGCGCTTATTCTCTTCCATAAGCGTCTGGGCCATACGTTCAAGCTCTTGGCGCTCACGCAGCGCTGCTTCTTTAGCACGGCGCTCGTCATGGTAGCCCTTGCTAAAGTGCTTAATACGTTTGCGTACCTTCTCGGAGTAGTCTTCTAGCTCCTCGTCAGTAACCTCTTCTGGCGGATCAGAGGGCTTACGATTACGGTCCTTCTTAGGCGTATCGTCAACTACCTCAATCTCAACGTCACCCTCTTCGGCAACGTCTACCACCTCTTCTTTTGGTTTCTTAGCTTCCTTTTTAGGCTTGTCCTCTTCAAAGACAAACTCAGCGGAACTACCCTCAACCTCGATTTCAGGCTGTGCAGCCTCTTCATGTGGGAACGAGAAACCCACCTGTTCAAATGGCATATATCACCTCACGAAGCACGCGTTAAATTACGCGGATCACCAACCACGGCTTCCACGGTATCGTCATTCAGGATGCGATATTCCGTGTCACCTACCTTAAAGCGTGTCCCACTGTTCATGCGGAACATCACGTAATCCCCGACCTCACACCACGGGCCTGACGGGAAACGTCCTGTGTCTGTATAGGCTTCATCGCCCATAGCCAGAACCAGACCGCAGAAGGAAAGCACGTGATCGTGGTCTTTCGACTTGCTGGTCTTAATAATGCCAGAGGTTCCGTACGTCTCTTCTACCTTCGGAATCTCTACTAGGATTCTGTACCCTCTAGGTACTGGGAGGATATCCCTAACGTTATCAGTCATCGTCACCCTCCACGTAATTCTTAGCTAGCTCCTGAATCAACTGTTTAGACAGGTTGAGTCCACGAACAAGCCCAACCACCTCACGGTAGTCGGCGTACTCTTTAGGTGCGCCAGAGACCAGATGGTCTCCAGCAGACACCGCCACTTCGTCGATCTTCTCGATCAGCACGTCAAAGACGGTTTTAGCCATTGGTTATTCCTTTTTAGGTTTAGGCTGGGGTTTATTGCGAGCTTCGATCATCTTCTGTACCTCTAGCGATAACTTCTTATCCTCAAGGTCTTTCTGATTTCTCATTGCTACGCCATCCTTCTTGGCTGCGTACGCCAACTCAGCTTTATCGGTCTCGATCTTGGCTGCATCGACTTTCGCGTCCAAAGCATCCTTCGCTGCCTTGCGTTGTTGCTCAGCATTACGAAGTTGGATTTCTGCTTGATCCTTAGCTGCTTTACGCTGGATTTCAGCCTGTTTAAGCTGCAACTCCTGCATCTGCATCTGGATCATCGGGTCTTGTTGTTGCTGCTGCGCCTGTTTCTGCGCTGCTTCCTGCTGGTGCTGTTGTGTTAGCTGTTTCGCACCGTCTGCGATCAAGCGTGACAACTGAACCTCCATCTCCTCTGGCATCTCCTCGTTCGGAGCATTGAGAGGTACGCCCAGCTTCTCTTCCATCTGCTTGCGGTACAAGAAGCCCAAGTGCTCAGCCAAGTGCGCCTGTAGAGACGCCATAATCTGCTGTGCCTGCGGGTTCTGACCAATAGAGCCAGCAATGACGGGGTCTTGCATAAACGCTTGGTGAGCCGCTATGTGCGCCTCGTGGTCTTGGTACATGAACGCCTTCATCGGCTTACCGACAAGTGCTGCCATGTTCTCAGATACTGGGTCTACAGGCTTCGCATCTTCCGCCATCGGAATCAGCTTGTCTGCGTTCTTGATACCCATAACCTCAATCATCTGACGGTGCAGTTGTGGGAGGTCATATATCTGTGGAGCCTGCTGAGCCATCTGTAGTACCGCTTGGTACTGGACGACGCGCTGGGCCATTGTTGACGAGTTAGGGTCACTAACAGGGATGACATCTACCATTAAGTAGTCAGTCATACGTGCTGTAACTTCGCCACGGTTAGGCTGGAAGCTGTAGTCCTGTGGAGCGTTCTCAGCGATGATCTGCTTGAGAAGCTTGAACTCCTGCTTCATAGCGTAGTGTACACGTGACTGTACAGCCGCCATCGGCTTTAGGGTGCGCTCCAATAGGGCGAGAGTAGTACCCACAGGAGCATTAGCTGACATATCACTAACATTGAGATCACTAATAGCACCAAGTCGTCTGCCTTCCTGAGTGATCCGTTCAAGTAGTGCCAAGAGCGTCTGAGAAGGCTCTTTATATGGGAGAGGCATGATGTTGTCGCGGATAGAACCGCTCGGTACGTCAACATCCTTCCACTCCCCGGGTTCTATCGGTGAGTCATCACCCTTGATGCGTAGTCCGCGAGTCTTGAGACCCCCCGGCAGGTTAGCGAGCGTACCTGCATCCACAAGCTGTCTAATAAGTGCGGTACCAGCGCGAGCATACCCACCAATAATGTGAATAAGACCAAGCCCATAGAAGCCAAAACCCGGAACATAAGTGTAATGGACAAAGTGGTTGCGCTTCTTATAGAGCGTATCGCCATCCGCCCAGTTGCGGCGAATAGCCAGAACCTCACCCGTACCGTGTTCAATAGTAACGACATATGGCTTCGCAATGTCATCTGACTCTTCCCCCTCAATGATATCTTCGAGGCACAAATCAGCGTGAACTTCCACGATTGTGTAGCGATCGTCGTCGTTTAGCGTGTATCCGCCCTCTTCTGCTTTCTTCTCAGCAATGTCTGTGCGGTACGGTTCTGGGTCTCCGAGGTCACACTGGCGGTAAAATCCCGCTGCTTGTAGGCGGCGTAGCTCGTTCTTAGTCTTGCGCATGATGTGTGTAACACGTTCACACGACTCAATGTTAGACGCACTGTAAGGTACAATCACATCCTCTGCTGGGATGTATACAGCGGTCTGACGCTCCATAGCGGGGTCAAAGTAGACTTTCTTGAACGCAGAACCCGCTAGACCCAGTGAATACAGCATCCGCTCGTGTTCTGGACGGTATTCAGCCATCTCCTCGGTCAACTGGTAGTTCATATCGGCGCGTACACGCTCCGCAGCCTCCAGTTTCTCCTTAGTTTCTAGGCCCAAAATCTTAGTTTTGACAGGACCAGCGGCTGGAAACACTTCAGACATGGTTTCTGCCTGAAATCTTATAGCTGCCTCGGCTAGAACAGTAGAAAATACGCCACATGCGCCTTCCCACGGCTGTGTGCGACTCTCATATTTGAATCCCAACACGTCAAGACCCTCAACAAACGTATCCGCCCACTCTTTGCGGCTATCTACGTCAGCATCGAACATCTCAATCAGGTCTTTAGACAGGTTCTGTAGCCCGTCCTCATCAATAAACTCAGCCAAGTTAGCATCGAACGGAGCACCGTTAATGCCAATCTCTTCTTCCTCGCCCAACAGCAGCTCTACGCCACCATCTTCTAGCTCAATAATCTCAGGGTCTGCTGCGAATATAGATATAGCCGCTTCCTCACCCATATTAGCGAGTTCGTCTTCAAGACCTTCTGGCGCGGCGTATAAAGTTTTTTCTATAGCCATTTCTCATCCTCTTAGTAGTATCCGCCACGCTTCTGCCTGAAGAACTGTTTCTCTTCTGGTTCATCAGTCGGTAGCCGTATAAACCCACCCTGACGGAAACGCATGAGGCTCATGACCATGCTATCCACCAAGTCGTCGTGTGATGCGAACGGGAACGCCGCTACTTCCTCGACAAGCTCTTCAGCCCACCGTGTCTGCGGCACCCACACCATCCCTGACGCTACCATATCAGATACAGAGTTGAGGCGCGCCATCTTGTCGCCTG